AGTATCATCCAAATCCGACCAGCAATCATTGGCTTTATAATGGCAATTCCACCTGCAATAGCACTTCCCCAACAGCTATATCATTTTTGGAAACAACAACCTATTTGGCATGAGCAGCCTATTGAAAAACAAGCTTTCCTACTACCAAACGAACAAGATCACAAAGCCTTATTTAAGTACCATTTACAATCTTACTCTTTATTGTTACTGTCGTTGGTTATAGGATGGTTTGGTACAGGAATCTGAGTGCTCAAAGAACAAGGTGAGAAACTAATTTTGGTTTCTCACCTTGTTCTTTTTTATCTAAATTTTTTATCTTATCCTTTATTATTCGTTAAAAATTTTGTGGCAAGTGCTACAAATGCTGCGACAACACCCGCAGCAGACGCTGAACCAGCAATTGCAGGCGCCATTGAAATAATTACAGCTACTGAAAGGGTAGCGGCTAATGTTATCCCAAATGATTCAGCAGGGTCGTAGGTAGGCCAGTTATCGAAGTCGCTCTTGTTGAAAGTAACATCAATTTCAATTGTTAAGGTCTCGCTTAATGAGCCTTTTTCAACTTGATAGACATAATATTTCAACTTAAAACTAAACTCACCGTCCTTACTATCACCAATTTCTAACTCAAAATTTCCTTTCTTTATTTTCTCTGAAATCCCCCATTTTCCAATACCATCAACAGTTAAATGCCCAATCCAATCTGGAAGTTTATACTTTGTTTCTAGAATAGCTGTTAGATCAGCTTCCGGTAATTCGTTATTTGAAATAGTCACAATGTTTGAACTTGATTTATCAGCTACTTCATTAGTAGCAAGCCAGGTAACCTTAAACGGCCCAATAGTTTGAACGTATTTCCCACCAATTTGCAGGTTCGTATTCCCTAAAATATATTTAAGCGCTTCATCAGCGGTGACACCACCTGTACTTTTAAATTTTTTAGTCCCACTATCACAACCAGATGATGCATCTTGGTCAATGTCAACACCAGAACCAGTAGTATACTCTACAAATTGATCGAAGCACCAATTCTTGGGCATTGGAAACCCGAGGTTACCGCTCCATCCATAAGACATATTAGCCACAAAGAAATTCGAAATTCCCATACTTTCTGCCGCATGTAGGCAAACATTCCGTGTCCCATATAACCCAGTTTTATAGCCTAAGTCAGTTAGTGATGCTCGTACGGCTTGCAAGTACGCAATAACCGTACCCTCGATGTCTCCATCCTGTAAATCTAAGTCCGCTGCAAAGTAGATCACGGTACCGTCTGGAAAGCCGAGCGCACGAGCCGCATATGCTGCTAGGTATGCGTCTTTAGTTCCTTGTGATTCAGTGAAATAACTAACTTCATACCCACCGTCCTCATAGATAGGAAAAATCGAAAAACCCGCAGCAGTTAATTTACTAATTTCATCAGATGTCAAGTTCTTGGCTTTTTTGGCACTACCCGTTCCGACAGATCCCGTTAAGTAACGGCCAACGATTGAAAAACCAGCTTGGTACAGCCGTTGAATCATACTAGTATCTGTCAGTTGGGTTGCGCAATCAAAGGTATTAGAATCTCGACCGGTATCACCATTACTAGTTAGAAGTCCTTTAATCACTCGCAAATCAGCTACGCCTGAATAAGTCGAGGCACTACTTAATGAGCCATCGGGTAAAATCATAAACTTCCTAAAAGCCACAATCTCATTTGCAACAGTAGTGCTGAAATACCCATCAAAGGCTCCAGACTGATAGTAGTTATTCACATAAAGCCCATACTGAATTAGTTTAACGATATTACCATGCTCGCCGACCTTGACAGTGGGCGTCAAAGCAATAGTTTGATTACCGTAATAACCATTGGCCTCACTGGGTGACATACCTTCGATAGCCTGGAGAGCATAGATTAGTGCCTCATTTGTGTCGCGCTGATAGATTCCATCACAAGGTCTAATACCAATATAACTCTCATAATTGGCATTTAACCATTGCTGCATTGCCCGAATTTTAGCATCTCCATTTTGGACTAATACAAAAGCACTCATATCAAATAATGCAGCCATCAAGTTAGTTGTCATTGTACCATTGGCAGTGATACCAGCATCACTTTGTAATTTCTTAACTGCTGCTATCGTATCAGCCGAATAAACAGTTGAAAAATCATTTGGTGAAATTCCTTTGCACCAAAAGGCTCCTTGAATTAGCTTGGCAACATTACCTTTATAATTAAGCTTCAAATTTGCAACGAAGCCATCTACCGCCTTCCGGGTGGCATTACCAAACCCCTCACCAAGTGGCGAAACTTTTAATTCGTATTGCAATCCTTCACGCAAACTATAAATAGTTGCCCAGCCAGTCTGTCCATTTTCTGGTGCCTTTTTAAACCCTTCGACATTACCATATGTTGAATTTAACCATTTTTGAACCTTTAATACGGCTTCATCTGCCATTTTAAAATCACCTTTTATATTTTTAGTGACACGTCTGCCACCAAAGAACGTACGTTCGTGTTAATTCTATTCCCTTTAATCTATTTTGTCCAATATTTCAAAGTTAAATGATAGATTGCAAATTTAATCCGAATTCTTTGCCAAATTATCCAAATAGGTGGTTATGCTAGACAAAAAATCAGCTCCTTAAAAATGGGTTTATGGTAAACGCTATTTTAAGGGACACTGATCTTTTTTGGTTCGAACTTTGTTAGGATTAATTTTACAATCTACCTGAATCAATTAATTACTGAAAACGATTTAGAATAACAAAAGAAGCCCCACACCAGCCAATTAAGGTTGCTGTGGGGCTTCTTTTGCCAGCAGCTATTATTTAATAATTAACCTAAATAGTTTCTTGTCCTAGCACGGACCGTTGACACGCCACCGGCAATGAAACGCTTGTTAGTTTAGTTGAGATCTCATACGACCTCTAAAAGCCTATGTTATAACACCCTTTTGCCGAAATGTTAAGCATATAGTTAATTAATTTGTAGCCGGTTGCCTGGATAGATTGTACTGTAGATTGACTTGTTATTCTGACTAGTCAACGTGTACAGACTCAGGTTGTTCTGTTTGGAGTTATCGGGCAGTAATCTATTGAACATTGATATCTGAAACTTGGTAAAATGCATTACGAGTATCTGCTATATTCCAAACGCTCAATAGTACTTGATAACCCTTTTCATTCGATGGAATATTGACCTGATGTGTCATGAATTCACTAGGCATTGCACCGTTATCATTATAGCTAGCAATTTTCTTGAAATCACTAAACTTAAGTGGCGCGTTCGGATTCCAACCAGGCTTTGTAATATAATAATCCCAAGTACTCGTTTTATGACGAGCAGTCAACCGCCAAGTAACATCAAGGTTTCCAGCTTTAACCGGTGTTTTATACCATCTATTAGCAGTTTGTTCGTCTAATTGCGAAAATTTTGAAATGCCAGCGCTTGCAATTTTACCATCTATAAATGTATTTTTAGGTGCTTCAATACTTTGTGGTTCATACATAACTGATCCGATATTTGTATTTAATGGACCACCTGGATACCAGGTACTTCCCAAATAAGCTCGGCCACCCGGATTGGTCACAAATCCATGGGCCGACGCTTGAACTGCCCCAAATCCTAAAAGCGCAACCATCATCCCAATTATAACTAATAAGTAACGGAAGACATTATTTTTTTTCGTCTTTACCATAAGATCCCCTCCTTACTTTTCAATATAACGCGGCCTCGTGATGATTTCCACAAAGATGCACAGTGATTAAAAGTCCTATCATTTAGATGTTTTACCTACGTTTAAAATTATCATTCATACTTGCTGGACCACTTTTTGAGATTTAAGTACATTTACAGAAATTCTTGTATTATTATAGTGATACGAGGTGAAAGCATGACAAAATTAACTGAATCCCAAGAAAAAGCTTTTGAAAATTGGGAGGATGCTAATGAACAGCGCAAAGAGTACATTAACAATCGAACCGTCACGCACAACTTTATCAAGCATTGGGCCACTAGAGACGATTTAGATGACCTATTCAATTTGATTTTAGATCGACATGAATTTTTACAAGGTAACAAATCTTCGCAAAAGCGTCTAAACAACAAAGATAGCTAATAAACCCCTTTTTGCTTTATAAGCATATATCTTGAACAATTGTGGTTATGGATTATGCTAAAAATGAACCTTAAAAAGGTTTACACATAATTTATCATTTTAACGCCTCACATTTTTTATAGTTACCTCTCTCCCAATGAGGTAACTATTTTATATATTGCGAAGCATCTCACTTGCTTTTTTATCAAAATATGATAAATTCAAATTGTTCGCTACCTTACATTCGGAACTAGAATGTGGAGGATATCATGATGAAATATCGTATTCAACTTAATACAGAAACTCAAATGTTTCTAGTTATTGACCGTAACAACCAGCATCATAGTGGCCAAGGATCGACAATTGAAGATGCAATGACTGATTTTTACAGTGATGATGACGGTCATATAATAAGCCCACCATTGGCATTACAATGGTGGGCTTATTATTTTATATTTACTGAACTAAAAAACACTTAAATTGCAAATGGGCTTTATGTAAAAAGCCATATTGGCCCATTCCAGTATGGATAACAATCGTTTGATTAAGCCGCAATTATTCATCAGATATCACTGGAGCTAACCGTGCAGCACACCTGAGAAACACTAGATTTAAAGCATTTGCCTTGAATACATGTCTAGTTAGGTTATGCTAGAGATGAGCCTCACAATAGGTTCACACATAATCCTCCATTAAGGCTTCACAATTTTTGGATAGTCACCTCCTCCCGCAATCAGGTGACTATCTTTTTTACAAAAAAAATCCCCTACGCCAAAACGTAGGGGATTAGCAAATTCATTATTTAATTATACTACTTCTTTAAAATTTTGGTGGTTGTAGCTGTGTCAGGTTTACTTTGAGATACCTTTTTTGGCATTTTATCTGAACTAAAACTCTTGGCAACTTCATTTGCTTTAGTGGCGACCTTGAGATTCTCATCCTCCAAATCAGTTGGCGTCGTTACCAAATGTACATCAGTGATGACACCTAACATCCCTAAAATTGTTAAAATCGTGTTAATAATCGCCACAGTACTATGCAACTCAGCTGGAACTACTTTAATATTAAAAGCCGTTAAGAGCTGCTGAACAAGCACTAGCAATAACGAAATCAAACCAGCAATTAGCTTACCATTCCAACGACCATCTGCGTTTCTAAAACTAATCTTTTGCATTTTAGTTTCCCCTCTATAGAAATTTCTCCACTATATATACTAATAACGTCACTAGAACACCACTGAATAACACCCCAATCACCCAATTTTGAATCATAGTAATCCGATCCATTCGATGCTCCGTTTCAACTGATTTGGCCAAGGCTTTCTCCGCTTTTTGATCAGTTAAATCAACCTGTTTTAGCTTAGCTTCAATGTTATCGACTTTTGTTTTGGTGGCGGCCACATCCTTTTGAATACTCATGAGTAATTTGGTCGTATCATCTAACTGCGGCATTAGCTCACCACCAGTCGTTGACCAGGCAAAATTAAGGACGTTGTCCGCATACCATTAAGACTAGCCAAATGACTGACAGTAGTGCCGTAACGCCGCGCAATGGTCCATAAACTATCACCATATTTGATCGTGTAATAGGTATGTTGATTAACTAGGCGCTTACCATAACTTTGACCGCCATTTTCGCCTAAGGCAATGTAGCCGAATTGGCCGTTATATCGCAGATATTGCGCCCAAACATAATCAGCTTTAACAATCACTTGATTATAAACGACGCTCTCACCAGGATAATACGTCGCGATTCTTTGATAACTCGTCCCTGCTCCAGTCCGCACGTTGAGCGTCGTGTTCGGGTAGAACAGTCCATGTTGGGCATAGCTCTGATTACGAATTTTAGCCGTGGCGCGATTATTTTGCCGGTCTTGTTGCTTAACGGCGCTTGGATCATTGGGTTTCACAGAAGAATGTTGTCCAGCCGTGTAGTAATTATTATAAAGTTGACTGACATCAAAACCACCGTAACTAATTCGCAAATGGGCCGCACCCGACCATTGCCAGGCATTGTGATTCGTATACCATTTTTGACCAGCCATGACATAGGGATAGCCAGCAATCCAACCCGTTTTATCCTTGATGGTCATCTTATTGTTGGCCCATGATCCTGAGGTATAAATATCGGCACGGTAGCCAAACTTCTGAATCTCTTGCATGAAGGTGGCATTGTTGCGGTCATTGGTTGCTTGGGACAAGTTTCCCTGCTCTTCGGCCTCCACGTCCGTTGCCAGTACTGCGCCCACCGGTAACCCTGCCACTTTAGCTGTTTGACCAGCATAATCAGCTTCGGCAATTGCCTGGGCCTTAGTCGTATAATGCGCAAAATGATAGCCGTTGACGTATAAGCCAGCGGCTTGACCATTCTTAATATTGCTGGCGGCGTAGCCATCTTTGAATGTGGTGCCCTCGCTAATCTTGACAGTGAGGGCCTTAACGCCAAATTCATTACGCATCGAAACGTACTCAGCGGTGCTCATGTAGCCGTTGTTATTCGACACATCGACCATATCCATGCGAGCAGCATTGGCATTCACCCCTAAAAAAAAAGCCGCCATCATGGCTGCCCCAGTTAAAATTATTTTATGCTTTAAGGGTTGTTTCATCTTGCTCATCTCCCGTTGCCATTTCAATATAGGCTTCACCGGTAATTGTCTGATACTCAACTGGGGTAATCCCTCCCTTAATAACCTCGAGACTAACTTCTTCTTTGGTCATAGTGTGCCAGAGTTGGTAGGCAAATTTAAAAATAATATACATTAATGGGTTCCTCCTTTAACTAACTGGGTCAAAGATTCCTCAAGTGAAGCAATATGTTCCTGTTGCTCAGTAACCTGCTGGGCTAGTTTCGTCAGCGATTGTTGTTCATTGCTTGGTTGATCTTCGACCACTGGTTGAATCGAGGGCGCGTAGTTTGGATCTTTAGTCAATACGCCATCAATCAACCAATAAGCACTACTATCAGTTGCTGTTAGAAAATCAGCAGGTAATTGTGACTCATCATAATCAATAGCATCCTCCAAACCTCCTACCAGTGCATAACTGACCACATGTTTAGTTTCATCAAGTTTGACTTGCATTTACAGCATCCCTCCTACTTCCTTCAAGAACCCATCGGTAATTGATGTGCTTTTACCATTAGCAAAGTATTTGGCACTCTTAATTATCAAGCTACGTTGATCTTGACCAATCTGCAACGCAACTTCCAAGGCTCTTAAAATCGTACCATCAAAGTTTAAAGCTGGTTGTGTTAAGTACAACATGTTATCTGACGCCCATGCCGGAATAAATTGGAGGGTATTACCAATTGTAAAATAGCAGCGAAATCGCAATTGCCGATAATTATCCAAAGTATCTCGTAACTTTAACACATCACCAACTTTGCCTTCACCAACCCACAAATCTTGAGGAATCGAGCTTTCTTGCCGCAACCATTTTCCCTGAAATCGTTCTTGGTAAACCCGTGCACCAATATAATAGAGAAAAGCAGTTTTAGTATCTTTAGCACCATATAAGACAAAACCATCGTGAAAACGGCTGCTCAATAGTGGCACATTTTTGGTGTTTGTTGTATAGAAATACAAGCCGGCCTGTTTGATTTGATAAACATCATCATTTGGCACTAATTTCACTTTATTAAAGTCGATATCTAATAGCGGGACACCTTTAATGGAAATGCCGTCCACAAAGTTCTTAATACCAGCAATGTTATTTTGGGTACTAGTTGTGTTCACTAATTTGTCAGCATCCACAATAGCGGCCGTTTTGGTTCTTGGGTGAATCACGGTTCCAGTAACATCTTGTAACTCTTTAATAGACATCTTTACTAGCCCTCCTTAATAAAAACCACATTTTTTAGCTTAGTGTTAAATTCGGTCTTTGACACGACATCATTAGTTGCCAGCTGGGTCTTGATGTTATCTAACCGGTCACTAATATTTTGTAGTTGAGTCTTGCTTAAATCGACTTTTTGACCTAAATCGGTTAAGAAGGTTTGTTGTTTGTCTTTTAACTCCGAGATTAACTGTTCATACTCGCTCAAGTAACTTTCAGAATTAATGCCAAACTCAACTAAGTTAGGTGAGACATCTACCACCACATCAATTGTCGTATCTACCTTATCGCCGAGCATTACTTTAAAGAAAGCTTGCTGGAATCGTCCCCGTGCTGTGAAAGTTTGCGCTGGAAAGACGTATCTAAAGATGCCCCCTTGCGGGTCTAACACGATGCCGCCACTAGTATCAATGATCCGGGTACTATCAGCTTTGACCCCTTCAAAATTGACATGTTTACCGGTTAAATCATAGGGGTAATTATTGGCGTTCAATTTCACCGTGACGGTTTTCAAGCCACCATCGCCGACACGGGCATAAATGGCTTGTTGCGCTGGTTGTAAATTGGGTTGTTTCGTAATATCGTACACTAACTCTTGATTAGCCATCGTTAGCTCCTTTCTTACTTATCGTAATAATACGAATAGTCTTTAGCAATTTCCTGCACGATGTACTGATGGGCCTCCGGGGTGGGATGTAAGCCATCGTGCATCATCGTTTTCTTAAAAGCCGGATTATCCGGCTCAAAAATACTCGTGGGTTTCATTAGATCAACGTAAGGAACATCTTGTTGATTAAGATATTTCTTTTGGGCTTCCATATAGTCGATCAGCGTTAAGCCGAAAGTGTTTTTCGACTGTTCTGTCCGGTACTTGCCGTGCACATCGACGCACTGACGGGTACAATTGACCACAATTAACTTAGCCTTCGGGTTATTATTTTTAACCCGTTTAATCGTTTCCCGCAAGCCACCTAGATACGTTTTGATGTTCGTGTCACCCGCATAACCTAAACTAATATCATGCACCCAATCATCATCGGTACCCTGAATAATCACCACATCACATTGCTGTAATCGGCTAGCTTGATTGACAATTGCGTCATGATTATAATCACTCATTTTAGCGCCACCGACACTAAGGTTTTCCACATAGATATTATATTGATGAGCTAAAATATCCGGGAAGCCCCCAGCAGTTGCCGCGACGCTGTCGCCAATGACCCCAATCTTGCTGACTTTAGTCAACGATGATTGCTTTACAAAGTCATACAAAACTTGCCCGCGTGCAGTCTCATATAGGTTAGATAACGGATTACTAGCCTCACTATTGGGTTCTTGAATGGGCGGTGTCGCCACACTAATTGTGTCGCCTAAAACAATGGCACGGATTTCACGCGTGTACTTTTCATCTAACTGGTTGACCTGATTTTTCGTGTCTTGATTGAACTTTTGAGCGGTGCTTTGTACGCCGGCAATCGCTTCCGCGGTTTGGGCCATAGCCTCGCGAACATCAATTCCATACTGCTTTTCGCGAATCGCCTTCGGCAGTTTCTGCAAATCTAGTTTCCCTGTAATATGAGAACGATCACGATAATATTTATCTGTGTTGCTCAAAATCTCACCTCCTAGTTAAGTATTGGTTCTTGAACCGTGTTGATGGATCTTGGCTCATATCCACTTTAGTAGGAATACCCGCCAGGGTGCCTTTGTCGGTATATTGCCATAAGTCATAAGGATACCGCGGCTTAGTACCGTAACTCGGAATCCAAATACTCCCGACCTTGGTTGTATCGAGATTTAGTTGCTGATACAAATGGTTCGCAATATAGAGCACAATTTGACTATTCAGAATGCCTAAATCATTCAGCTGGCTAATGTACGCATTAACGGTACCGCGCATGTTGTTATTCTCGATGGCTTCAATATCAAGGGCATAGAACCGCGGTTGTTGTTGGCCTTTGACCACGTTTTGGACACGTTGATAAAAAGCACGTGCTTCGGCTTGACTATCAGCTTCATTAACCCCTCTAAAGAACGCATAGACGGCATAATTGAGCTTATTGGCCAAGACACCCTGAAGGTTTTTAACATGTTTGACATCAATGTAATTTTCACCGTCTTGGATCCTAATAACCCCTAAGGCTAAGCCAGCATTGCGGACTTGCGACCAATTAATATCACTTTGGAACTCTGATACGTCAACAATCGCACCGTTGTAGTAGCTTGGTTGATCGTGCGGTTGATCATGCGGCTTATCGTGCGGTTGATCTGGCTGAGATCCATTTGGAGAATCTGGTACGTTATTTTGCGTATTAAATGACGTAATATATTCACTAAATTTCTTAAGCTGATTGATTATCCTGATTTGATTAATTTGTTGACTAGTCAGTTTTTTATTCTGATTTCCAATCTTAATCGTGACGGTTTGCGGGTTAACTAGATCGACTTCTTTTTCGCTAACACTAATCGTTTCGTCAATATCCATAAACTTATCAATAATACGATAGCTATTACCGACCGCAAACGATTGAAACCGTTTGTCAATTAAAGCTAGATTAACAATGTCAACGCTCCAAGCAATCTCGGCCGATACTTGTTCTTTGAGATATTGTTCACCCTTTGTTTTAAGGATTCTAGCATCGTGCACATCGTCCCAAACATTAACCTTTTGGATAATGCCAAATTTATCAATTAGTTTTGGATTATCTAAGTAACGGCTACCATTATTAACGCTAGAAATATCAATCTTAGGAATCGGCTTATTACTATCTCGCTGGTCGTCTTTCTGCGCCTTTTCAGCGCCTAAGGGAACTAAGCGAGTAATAAGGTTGTTGACGTTGAGATCGCGCGTAAAGCTCTTTAAGTTCACACCTAACTCGATCGTTTGCTTGGTGTCCGTTCCCAGACGATTGACATAGTCCAAAATTAACTGACTATGAGGATTGCGCCCAATACGTAAAAAACCTCCTAGCCGATTAACTAACTTGTCCGTAATATTGTCTAACGTGTCTTTAGTTTCGTCTAAATAGCGGTAAACATTATCGGTGCTGTTAATTACATCGATGGTTCCTAGGGTGATTTTTTTGAAATCATCGACTTGTCTATTATGTTCGTCGATTATGATTTGTAAAAAGTCATTGACACTGGTGTTATGGATCTCACGGTAAACTTGGGCGCTGTCATGTAGATAAGCTAGCTCGCTTTCAAAACTCAATGTTTGTGTATGCGTGGTTGAATACACTTTGCTAACTTTGATGAAGCGACCTCGGAAAATGGTTTCCTTTGTCTGAAGGTCTTCAATTCTGATAAACCAGCGATAAGGCAAGATCCGATTGAACAACGTATTTTCTAGGCTAATGGCTAACGTTCCAGTGTCTATCCCACCAGACACTAAGCTTAGACTACCCGATACAATCCGATTACCATACACATCCGGTTCGTTAATAGCTTCTTCATTGCCTCGATAGGTTTCGCGAACTAATATTTTGTACACTACAGCATCACCTCGCTTTCCCATTGAAACTCAATATCACCGTTACCATTAACTGTAAGATCATTAATTCCCGGCTCTAATCTAAAGTTAGGGTTGTCTTGATAATTTTTGGTGTATTTGTATTTACCATTAATCGTCATATCATTCTGACAGATAACCTTAAGCCTTGATTTCAAATCGCTATCATTATACAAGCTAATTTTCTTAGTGCCTTTGACTGAATACTTGGTAAATTGCGCATACCCTGTTTCCAGACTAAAATTGTCCCAAATATCGTCAAACTGTCCTTTGCGTAGCGCATAGGGTGAAACGTTGAATTGTACCGTTATTTCTAACACATTGTTAACATGATCATCATTTGCTGTAACACTACTAGCCTTACCAAACCAATAAAACGGGAGATCATGACTATCGTAAATCGGCTGACGCATTGGTATTAGCAACAGCCTTTTACACTTTTGTTCTAGTAATTTACGATCGTGATAATTAATATTTAATGCTTTAAATTGATACTCAATCGTACGGTTATCAAAGATGCGTCGTCCAAGGATATCTGAAAAGTCAATTATCCCATCCATATAACCTATACTCTCGGTAACTTCTTTAGTTGGTGGGTTATTGGCAATCCGACCAGCTAAGTATAGATTTAATTGGCGACTATCAAAATTAGCAAATTGTACATACTCTGTAGGTCGTGGTCGTTGATACCCGAAATAAATATCATGATCCATTACCACCGATACCTCCGTTCATCTTCCATGCGTTCGCCTAATTGTTCGTTAGTTATATCGATCAACCTGCCATTGGCATTTAGATACACTGGGCGATCTTGTTTCAACGCGACTAAAATACGACTAAGCATATTTGTTAACGAATCATCTTCAGTACTCTGCTGATCATCAGTTATAACTTTTAATAATTTTCGTAACAATGAATTAGTTTCACTGCTATCTCGGTGATCAATATTAGTATTAACATCAGCAATTGGCTGAGCTCGCATCGTCGTGTCCATCGCCTTAGCTAATAATGGATAAGCTGTGACATCATAAGGGTTAATCACAAACTCATGGTGTTGGCTATTATCACCCACGATTACAGTTTGCTCGTCAAAGACTTCGCCACCATGAGCAAATCGGCGATGACCTTGTGGGCCACTATGCAGCCAATCAACCTTTGGAACACCCCAAATAACGGTGTGTCCAATACTGTTTCGCCAATCAGAATTATTGAAGAAAGCTAATAGCTCATCGAGCGGATTCATCCGATTAGTATGTCCTGGCATCGCAAAAGCAGCAAATGTCCCTGGTGTGAATTGTAGAATCCCACCAGCTTCATTACCGCCGCTATTGCCATCGTGAATAGTTTGAATCACAGACTTACCACCAGACTCACTCATGATAGTCGCTTGCAAAAGCTCACTGAAACCTGCCGGAAGACTATCAATGTGCATCATTTTGGCGGCTTTCTCAATTAAACCTGGATTGTAGTGACCAGCCTTACCGTCAGATACTTCCAGTGACTTTTTGGTACTATTTAACATTTCCTTGAACTTATCAACTGCTATGCTTGATAGCTTGCTAATGGTACCGCTAGCTAAGTCGCCAAAACTAGCTGCCCTCTTAAATAAACCATCAGTGGCTTTATGAAGTAGCTTGGAGATATTACCGAGAGGATCTTTGAGAAACTTCTCAACAGCCTCGGCCTTGTCACCAATCCATGATCCAATGTCAGATAGCTTACCTTTAGTCCAATTAATCGCATCTCCAACAATCCCACCGTTTGCGTAATGATCGACCCCGGCAGACGTCATAATAGAAGCTGTTTCATCGCCATTGTATACTCGTGTGCCAACTGGCAAAGGTAGCACTGCATTACGTTGATGCGTCATCTTGAGTTCACCAGAAGGTAGTTGTAACAGTTCCTTCCAGTTCTGACCGGCACCATCGTTGACCATCGATAGACGAGTATGCACGACGCCACCTTGGGCAAACTTAACTGGATCTAAATGGCGAATACTGGTTTTATGACCAGTGAAGAATTTCCAAACCGAATCAATCGCATCTACACCGGCATTAATAACGCTCAAAACACCGTTAATACCATCTTGGGCGGCCTGTTTAATACCTTTCCAGATATTCTTGAAAAAGTCACCAAGTCCTTGCCACATACCATGCCAAACAGTACTAATTGCATCTAATACTGATGAAATAATATCGTGCATCCCACTCATGTAAGCTTTAATCGCTTGTGAGATAGCCTTCCAAATGTCTGAAAAGATGTTTTTGATATCTCCCCAGACTTTACTCCAGTTGCCATGAATAATATCAAGAATAGTTTGAATTACGTCAGAAATGACATTCATTGCCCCAATAATTAGTGGCTTAATCACATTCCAAACAGATCTGACTACCGTGCTAATAACCTTCCAAGCAGCTTTCCAGACGGCTTTGATAATATCCATTCCAGCTGATATAAGCCCCTTAATTACAGCCATGCCTATATCAATGATTGGCTTAATAATCGCCCAAGTTTCTTTTACTTCAAGTGATAGATAACCCCAGGCAACCTTCCAGAGTGCGCTTACTACTGCCATGCCAAGCTTAAGAACTTTCTGAACCATCTTAATTCCAGCCGAAACCACTGGTTCAATCTCTTTCCAGACTGACTGAATAGATTTAACCGCTGATTTGAAGAACGGGCCAAACGTCTTTTTGATCCACGCTACAGCATTACCAAGCCACTTAGTAGCATCCTTATACCAAACTTTGATTGTATCAACAAGCCCGTTTACGAACTCACGGAACTTTTTATTATGCTTATACAACTCAACTAAAGCTAACACGATTGCCGCAATAGCTGTAATCCAGATGGTGAACGGCACTGCTTTTAGTGCTGCTCCAAATGATGATAGAACACCAGAACCGCTCTTTAATGAAGTCGCAAACTCAGTTACTGGCTTACCAAGATTCTTTAGGCCAGTAGTTATTTTTAAGTTATCGTTAATAGACTTGATACCGCCAATGAATTTGCTAACATTTTTCAAAACAAACGCTCCGGCTAGTATTTTCCCGAAAGTTTGAATGGCTGGTCCATTACTTGATAACGACTTTAAGCCATTAGCTAGACCACCAACTGATTTTGATGCATCTTTACTGTGGTTTGATACTCGTCCAAGAGGATTAACTACAAATCCAAGTACCGAAACCACATCATTAATAGCCGCACCCATAACTTTAAACGCGATAGTCAGACTACTCTTAACAATACTGCCAAACTCTTTAATATTACCAGCGTTCTTGGCAAGCCAAGCTGAAAGCTTGTTGACTGACTTACCAGCGTTTTCAATCATCTGATCTAAGGAATTTGTAAATCCCTTGCCAGTGAAATTATCGCCAGCAAAGGCTTTAGTAACCGTAGCAAATCCTTTATTTACCTTATTACCTAAGTCTTTAAATAAATTCTCAGTATGACTCTCAGATACCCATTTAGAAATGGTGCCAAAGATTGGGTTCTGTGCTTTGAGTAGCGGTTCTTCAATTTCACCTAGAAGTTTTGGCATTTGTGCTTTAACTGTCCGTTGCATACCGGTCATAGTTTGTAGCATATTATCCGCGGCTTCACCATACTTATGATTCCCTAATTCAGTAAACACACTTTCCAGGTCTTTACCAGTGATTTTTCCTTGGCGAGCCATGTTACGCATTCCTGCAACGGTTGTATGTTCATGCTTGGCAAGTGCTTCATCAATCATTGGAAAATAAGCACCTATCTGATTTAATTCACCGGCAGATACTTTACCAGTAGCTAACCCATGCACCATATCCTGGGTTACTGACTTCATTTGATCACCAGTTAGTCCAACAGCATCACCCATATTTAGCATGGCCTTTGACAGGTCGTCAGCTTCAGACTTACTGGAGTGTAAATGATAGAATCCTTGTTCTAGCTCGTTCACTAGACTACTAGCTTGACCAGTCTTCTTGCTTAAATCATTGATTGTGCTGACCATACCTTTGGCTTGATTAGCTGACCCAGTTAAAGTTGTCCATGTTTGTAACATAACCTGCTGTTCTTTGTCAAAATCATAGCCGGCTTTAGTGGCTTCGATAATGCCATCTTTTACTTTGTCATAAGCTCCGTACAATGCATTACCAATAAATGTGCCTTCAATAATGTCACGTAATCGGTGGCCGTTTTCACGTGTCTTTTTGGCGCTTTCATTAAATTTTTGAAACCCCTTACTGAAGCCATCTTTTACTTTTAGCAGCAATAAATGTTCCTTGGGAATTTGCTTAATTCGCTCGCTGAGATGTTTGAACATATTGGTGAACTTATCCTTAGCACGCAAAAACACGGAGCGCTCCTTAGGAACGTCCCGCACTTTGCGTGAGAAGAGGCCAATATTTTCATCGTTGATTTTAGACTTTAATGTCGTCATAACATCATGTGGAATCTCTTTGAGATGGTCAATTAGGCCGTTAATCTTTTCACGGATTGAGTTGCTTGAATTAGTGACTTGGTCTTTATACTCATTAAAGTTAGCTTTGGCTTCGTCCATCGCTTCCTTCTGCTTGGAAGCGTAGTTACGCCATTGTTCACCGCTTTCGCTGACCTTAGAACCCATACTAGTAGCAGCACGAACGGCTTCACCCATCGCTTGACGAGCGTTAGCAACCCCTTGGCTAATCTGATCCATAAATTTCCAAACAAATGTCTTCTCAACAACTGCACTCATTAATCGGCCTCCTCTCTGTCAGCCTTGGCTTCCATTAGTTTTCGATACATAGTCATTTGGGGCGTATCTGGTTGCCGTTCCTCAACAGTTCGAAAATCAGTTAGCTTGTTAATTTCATTTGTAATCTGCTCATCTGAACGTTCTACTACCTCATCCAACGGCTGATTAAGTTCAACCCCATAAGTTGCTTGTGGCATTAAACGAGCGTGCATCTGCTCGCGTTGCTGATTAAGCACGTTAACCTGATAGCCATGCCAAACAGCTTTAAACTCAGCCGGCGTTAACTGTTCTAATTGTTCCGGAGTTAAGCCGGCACTTCGGGCGTAACTAATTGCGGTGTACCAGGTTGCAGAACTTTGTTCAGCTTGTCCAGTTGTGTTTGTAGTTGTTCCATGCCCAATTGATCCTTGTTGTATTGGTCGCTGCCCTCTTTTTCCGAGTCCAACTTCTTCTGCATGATATCCAGAATCTTGTTGTACCCTTTGACAAAACTGGTAAGCTTCCGAGCTAAAAAATTGTCAGCATGTAAAGACTGAATGATATCCGAATAAGCAGCATTGGTTTTGTCATCGTCAGCGAAGATGGTATCTTCAAGAGCTTCCACCACTTTGTCACGACTAGGTTGAGAGCGCTTGAAGTAGGCCAAGGCATAATAATACGCGTTTACAATTTGCTCTGGATCTTCGTCTAATAAACCATCAACGAGGACATCAAATCCGTCGCGACCATCTGCACTAAGTTCTTTCTTTACTTGGTTAGCAAAAGCGTAATTAAGTTTAGGGGTACAAGTAGTGCCATCAATCATTAAATTTTCCATAGTTTATATCTCCTTTGTTACTTTCCAAATTGCGGTTTAATGGAATTATCATTATCAATCTTGGAGCTTGTACCAATATCCGTATTGTGGGCAAAATCAAACATCTTCAATCCATCCACTAATAATTGCGGGTCAATTTCTGACACATCTAATACACCATCTTGGGTATTGCCATCGATGTTGTAAGTGATATTAGCATGTAACAAATTGTTAACCGCTTCAGTTTCAGGTAGACCATTGGGCTTAGCCATACCAAATTCAGCTGGCACCGATTTCACATTACCATTAGCATCTAATTTTGCTTCGTTGAAGTCCATACGCCAAATACCCACTGCGACATCTTTTTCAACCACCTTCTTAAGTCCATCATGGATTTTATCGCCAATTATCCAGTATGAATCAACGACAAAAGTTTCAGTTCGTGACCCAGATGTATGGACCACACCTTGCTTTAATTTAATAGCTGAACTAGCACGCGTGTTGGTTGTGCTAGAAGTCGCTTGTAACCCCAACATTTGAATTTGTGCTGCTTTATCATCCCAAGGAAACTTAATCCCGTATAAAATTTTGTCAGCATTTTTTGTTTGTAACTTTACTCCTGCCATGTAGTGTTTCCTCACTTTCCATAAACGAAAATATCAAATAAATAAGCCAACCGAGTTAACGGTCGACTTTCTAAACTGTTATCACTTAATTTGCGCATTGTCGAGCTATCATATCTAGCTGGCCATTCGGTTAGTTCTAACCGTTGCATCGCGTTGATAACTTGACGACCTAATGCGTATGCTTGACCAACATTAGCTACATCGGTATAGACATCGACAGCCACAGTACCTAAGAAGTAATCCATAACTTTAATGTCAGTTTGCTCTTGCTCATTCTGCAAGCTGACAACTACCTGTGGAAACTGCGTTGGCCGCTGCTGGCCGAAGTCATAGACTGGAACGTTCAATGCTCTCAGACATTGTTTCACGCTTAATAGCAAATCTTCTTCAGGCGACATTTACTCACTCCCCAATACAGCCAAACGCATGATACGGTCAAAATCATTCTCGAGCCGTGTAGCAATCTTTTCACCCGTAGGCTTCATAAATGGTTCGGCAGCCATTTTATAAGTGCCATATTCTACATAGACACCATAGTATTCAACGCCATCTTGACCAGTTATTGGCTTCTTACTACCGCTACCTGCAATAGCTGCCAATGCCCGTTTTTGATCTGCGACTGTCGCCATCGGCAATACAGATACTGACTTACCATCATCACTAATTTTAATCTTTAGCGATCCTTGTAGAGTACCTGTTGGATCGTAACCAGACTTGCTATGTCCAACTTGAGTACGTTCTAAACCTTGCGCTGCTTCTTGTTCACGTACGCCAGCATTCTTAATAAACACCTTACTGAGTGCCACGGCTCGATGGTATTCCTTATTAGCTTCTTCCAGCGCCTCTGGCATCCCGTTACGTGCAAGCCCTCTAGCCGTCTCAAATAATTGCTTGAAATAGTCAACGTCAATCGAAAATGTGACGGCAGGTATCTTGTCATAGTTATTCGTCATGTAGTATCACCTCATTGCGAATAATATAGAACGCAGTTTGCTTCTCGTGATGACTGACCTTTTGAATTTCATGTGTCGTAGCATTATTACCAACAACATATTCATCATTAAAGCCAATTGCGTCAGCCTGATAGCGTCCATAGACACGAATAACTGTTGCGTTGTATACCGTGCCATTTGGCGCAAATGTTAAATTAACCTGTTGAATATTAGCTGGCACTACTTGGCTTTGATAACTTACTTGATGATTAAGACCATTAGGTTCATCATCAGGAAGCTTAGTCAACAAATAAACTTTATTTGGATAACGCATAGTATCACCACCCAATCGCAGTGGCACCACGAGTAGTATTAGCTTGGCCATCAATCCAAGCTTGTAGATCATGATAGTACGGCGCTAAATCATTAACATTGAACTGAAACGACAGCCCCTCCTCGCTATGAGACCTTTCACCCTCATTGTGGAACTTGTTGAACTTAGTTACAGCTAAGTTTTCTACGATATAATCCAATCCAACAGGTAAGTCTTTAACCCGAAATGACTTTCCTAGATACAGAACAATTGCTTGTTCAGCATGGTCAATATACAACTTCAGGCGAGCTTTTTCATCATCAGTAGGTTCAATACCTAACAAAGTGATAACGTGCTTTAACGTAGCGTCATCATCTTTTAGATCACTCATAAGCTATCTCCTAACTATTTACCAGCTGGCGTTGTAGTCGTTGCCGCAGGCATAATAACATCAGCACTTGTTACAAACTGAGCCATCGGGATCAACTTGTGATCGTAGACTTTTGACCAGTTAGTACCATCAGCTAAGTCAGTCATTGAAGGATAAGTTTTGCCTGGGTTTTTGGCAACAAAGTTACTTTCATTCCAAGATAAACCTTGTGGTGCAAAGACAAACCGACGACGGTTAACAAGGTAATCAACCCCGTGGTTTTTCAATGGATCACGATTGGTTTCAACCCCATTAGCGACTGGCAGCTCAGAATAACCAACAGCCCCTTGTGCAAACAAGTAACTCGTGTACTTGCCATTATCAACCGGTAAACTATCGTCAACCACAATTTGGACGCCTTTGATTTTGTCACCTGCATCAGGCGCTTGAATTGCCGTTGGCACATTATCATTGCCGTTTAAGACAAAGGTGGAGTTATTCTTCGCGTCAACTAAGTTTGCATCCTGCAATTGACGGAGAATGTCAGAATGAATCGCTACAATTGCCAAGTCTTTATACCGGTCACCCAGCAAGAAGCGGGCCTTGTTAAAGTTCTTTAAGCTGAACGTGGTATCAGTCTTATCAGTCGTAGTATCTAATTGATTGACACCTTTCATACTGGTTGAACTAAAGACTCCTGTAAGTGTTTGCAATAACAGCTTCTCATAGACGTGTGACCAGTAGTCGCTGACTTGATCACCAATAGCACTTAAGGGGTCCGCTCCTGATAGTTCAGCCGACAAGTCAGTTGCGCTCCAAGCTTGATCAAAGCCTAATTTGCGGGCTTGTGCTAGGTCTGTAGTAATCTTGTTAACTAATAAGTCTGTTGTGTCATCGGGCACTTGAGGATCATTGTCAGCTAGTGGCTTAAACAGTGGCATATTGGCCACTTTGCCAGAACCTAGTAATGATGCGATTTGTGAAACGTTTTGAACAACGCCACTTGTGAAAAAAGCGTTGTTTTGTGTTGATTTTTCAGCCAAATAAGCTCCCCAGTTCTCAGGGATTTGCATATCACTTAATTGGGTAATATTGCCATTTACCATAAATTATCTCTCCTTATTTTCCAACATAGAACGACTGGCTAATGGGTTGAGCACTAGCAATTAATTTTTGAGCCTGTTCCTTGTCAGTATTATAAATTTCAGTTTGCTTTGTTAAGTTCCAGCCATCTTTGGACCATGGATTATTAATCCCCGTTTCTAGTGGTGAAGTATGGTTAGCACCAGTGGTAACAGCTTGCTTTCCAGCCAACAACTTTTCAGTAGCCGCTTGTATTTGGCTATCAACATATTTCTGTAATAAGCTTAGATTATCGTTTGTTTCATCTTCATCAACACCCATAACCAGCGGTAGCATATCAGGGCTAATCCCCTTGTCGAGTAACATTGACTTGGTCTTGTATTCCTGAATCTGAGTTGCTAATTCTTGATCGTGTTTAGCCATATCAACCTCACGTTGTTTACGATCAGCTTCAGCCTTTTGTTCAGCGGTCATTTTAGCCCGTTCTTCGGCCTGCTTTTGGGCATCAGCCAATTGTTTTTTAAAATCAGCTTGCTGTTGATCAAGTTTCTTAGACCACTTAGCATGCTGTTGGCCAATCAATTCATCAATCTTAGCTTGCTGTTCCTCAGAGAATGTCACTGATTCATCAGGCGACTTGCCACCATCTAGATTTGTTTCAGGATTCTTAGGATCTTCACTCATTAGATACCCTCCATTTAACGTCTGTCGACTTAATTCGTTTAACGCCCGTCGGCTAAAAAAGTGCATAAAAAATAGACCTTTTAATGCCATGTCCAGGGCAATCAAGTATTAATTAAGTTCACTTAAGACATCTTTGTAGTCTATTTGTACTGGGATTACATTGCAATGACAACGTGGGTGCAGTGGGGGAATATTCATACCCACCACAGCATCTTTAAATTCAACAATCGTACCATCGTGGCCCTCACAGTATCTGCAAACATGAGGATTATCTCGGGTAATAATCTTTAGCTTGTTAAAACCTAAATTGTTGTATTGCTTGGCACATTCCCGCGTCTGAGTTGCTTTGCTCTCAGTCACTAATATACGTTCCATGTCAGCCTTGGTTGTCATGTAGCGCCTTTGCATTGCTGTTTCCCATAAATCTTCATTAGGATTAGGCTTGCCAGCAACACCTAGTTCTTTTGCAACAATTTTGCTAATGGAATTAGGGTTGACATGATTTTGCATTTGGAACTTGATAATGTTATCTAAGTCAATTGCTAACTTATTGGCATGTTTGAAGATTAAGTCTAGTGAGGCATTCTCAGGCTCATTTTGAGCGGCCACTCGGTACAATGCACGCCGTCGAAGCTGTGTATTGTACCCACCTAGTCCACTACCAGTTAACTTAGTTACCTGTTGAACGATATCTACCTGCTTAGATTGGACCAGTTTGTTAACCTTTAGTCCCATGTTAGCGATGTTCACGCGTGCTTGGGCCTGGGCTACATCTAGATTAGTTTTGTAAGGTAGATTATTTAATAACGTGGCTAAGACTTGTTCTTCCTCGCGATTAGCGTTCTGTTTTAAATCAAGGACCGCGTCGGTCAAATCTTTAATATCGGCCTCACTGGCGTTAGCATTCCAGTCCACATTCTCACGCAGAAAGTAAGTTAAATTCTTGACCTGAGAGTGATGGGAACTTTCAATCAACGCAAATAGTTGCTGAAATACTGGGTCTTTAACATCTAGTATTTTTGCTAAAGCATGAGCTAGCTTATTGATATCCACTAATTGTCAGCCCCCTTACTGTTCTGATTAGGTACTGGAGTTTTTTCGCCAGTAGCAAATATTTTGCCCAGCCCACCGTCACCTTGTGCATAGTTACTATCGCCTTCCTGAGCAGCTTGGGCATCTTCTTTAATGCGCTCTGCTTCAGTATCAGCATTGATTCCAGTAATTGGTTCAGCCATATCACGAATAGTTTCATCGCTGAATTTGCCAGTACCATTTAGCAATGTAATTAGTTGGGCAGTAGCGTCGTCGTTCTTAGGCAGATTTGGCATAAAGTTTGCTTTAATCATCGTATTCCAGTTGTCAGCACTAATTTGGTTGAGTGTTTGCCAGTAGTTAACACAAGCATTCAGGCGAGCGTGTAAGCCACGTTTAAACAACGTTTCCTGTAGCTTGCGTTCTTGATCACTGCCCCATAGTTTATACGACATAGCCACACCAGAGGCATTGGAAGCAAAGTTTGGATCATTAACATTAGGCGTATTAGTATACTTGTGAATTTCGTTGATAAGAAAGTTCGTATACGTTGACCAGCCAGCTGCATCATACTGCTTAGTTAGATACTTAGCGTCAGGTTGAATAATATGCTTGGCAGTGGAACCAACGCCGCCACTTGCCGCGAATGGCTCCAAATACCACATATGATTTTTAGGATCAACATTTGGATGAGCTGGTTCAATGATAATTGGCTGGCCATCTTGGCCAATTTTTTTATTACCATTCTCGTCCAGCAAATACTTAGGTTCTGTCATATTAGAGAACTTACCAGTTAAGACAATATTGGCATTATTGAAATCTTCCTGAAAGTCAGCCATCATCGATACACTTTTGTCCAGTGCATCTAGTTGGTCTAGTTCAGGTTCCCAATCACCTAGTCG